TGCGGGATTTCTATCTGCTGTATTTTTATATTCACTATTATTATATAATTTATCCGCTGCCTTTTGACCTCCTGCAGTTGCCCAATCAGAATCTTCTTCATATTTAAATTCACCACTAGACGAACGTGGTATTGGTTCCATATTTTTATGAGTAGGTTTACAAGACCCTATTAATGGTGGAACTTGAAGCGGTGAATATTGATCAGAAGGAACACCCGCAGCAGAAAGACTAGTTTTGTTTTCTATAGGTCCATCGTACTTAGAACTGAAAATATTTGGTGCTACACCACCCACAAATGAACTAAGTGCTTCTCCAACGAATGGAATACCACTTAAAGATTGTGCAATAACAGATTTTGATAATGTGTTTGGATTGTATTCACCTGCTGGGTTTAAAGTAGTATCAACAAGAACCTGTTCTTTTTCCCTATCTTTAACCGCATCACCTTTAAAATCTACAGGAACTTTAGGAGCACCTAATAATACTAATGACTCAACTTTATCTTCTATTGCAGTTATTGTAGTTATTGGAACTGGTGGAATAGGAGTGCCATTTAAATCAATTTTAGCAGATGTCATAGCTATTATGGTTGGAGCATTAATAACAGCAGTAGCCAAAGAATTAAGTTGAAGAACGCCCATAGTTGTTGTAGTATTAAACATTCCAGTAAGGATATCTGTAGATGTAGTTCCATCTAATTGGAATTTGTCTGTTTTAATCTTAGTATCTGTTTTTGTATCTAATTGAAATGATTTTGTTTTAATCTTAGTAGTATCTTCAACCTCAACCAACAATGTCTTTGTCTTTATTTCTGTAGCTGTTTCAATATCTAATGTAAAAGTCTTTGCTTTGATTTGGAAATCTGCAGGTGTTTCTAGTTTAAAACTACTTGACATTTTCATTAATGTTTCGGCAGTAGAAGCAGTATCGCCACCCTCCATACTCATAGTCTTAGCAGTCTTTAACTTAAGAGCATCTGTTGCTTCGATAGACATTGTACCTATTGATCTAGTATTAGAAGTCTTTCCTACTTCGACATTATAATTTCCTTCTACAAGAACATTATAATCCCCACCAACAGCAACATTCATATCCTTAGCTACACCAATATTAAGGTTTTCGTGTGCTACAATATTAGTTGTACCATCTACTTCAATATTAGCATGTCCTTTACATAAAATATTTAGATCACTTGCTACTGTGATATTACAAGTCCCATTAATATATACGTTACCGTTTTGTTCTGTAATGTAAAACCCATCACCAACAATATAATTGATTTGTGAACCATTAGGATCTATTTCAATAAATGTTCCTTTCTTATGGTAAAGATTAATTCTTTCTCCATTAAGACTATCATCAAATTCTAAGACATGACCAGATTCAGATTCAAAGACTTTATTATATGGATATACTGTATTGTAAGAAGATATAGGCTGATCCCATGTCATTTCTGTATTCGCAATAGGTATGTTTGTCATCCTTGTAGCGTCTTTAAAATTTACATGAGTTCCTTCTAATATACCCCTAGCAAGTCTATTAGTATCTGGTTCATTCATATAATCACGAAGTGGATATTTTCCTTCTGGGTCAGCAAATCCATTTTTATTAAAATTGGCACTTCTATCTTCTGAATATGCTTCTCTTTTATTTACTGGTGCAGAATCTATATCTTTAGCTGATTTATTTAATGTAGTGTTAGAGGGATCTTTATCTGAAGATGGTGCAGATGCCTTTCCACCATAAAAATATTCATAGGCAGCACGTTTTCCTGGTGTACCATCTGCAGAACCACCAACCATCTTTATACATCTTTCTAAGAAAGCAGGTTTCCATTGTTCCTTTTCCCAATCTATCTTAAACATTTTAAATTTATAGATAAAAAAAGCAACTACTACTTTTGCACATATATCAACTGTTGCAGAATCTGTTCCAGACATCTGACCTGGATTACCTACTAGATCAATACCACAAATCTTTCCAATATCAACGTATTGTTTCTTTCCTGTTAATTGTATTAATCCTCGTCCATAATAATTCGCATCAGCTAATGTGTAACCATTTCTTCTGCCTAATACACCATATCTAAACCCAAAGTGTTCTTCTCTAGATATTCCTGGTCTACCATACTTTTCAGCATCCGCTTGTGATACACCAAGTTTTAATAGATTTTTAGTAGTGTACATTTGTTCATCTTGAGGTATAAACCTAGACTCAACTGCTATGTTTCCTAGTATAGCACATTGAGCAATCTTAGATTTAAGACCAGCGGCAATACAGGCAGCCTTTACTGCTGCAATACTTTTCATAACTACTGGAGGTGATTTAAACCCCGCAGGTGGTGTATCAGGAATTGGTGTTTTTTCAATATCGTCAGCCATAATATGCCCTAGAAGTTTGTATCAAAATAAGTTAAAATCTCTTTATTATCCACAAAGGTCTTAGCAGTACCTTTAAATGGTGAATATTGCTCTTGTGTATATAACTCGGGTTTGAGTAATGTTACTGAATATAATTCTGTAGATTTGTCAAAGGTTGCCGTTGCTATTGTTACTAAAGTATTATTGTCATTAATAGTGTATGTTGTATACACTCCATCTGATAGTTGAGTGTTGATTGCATTTATATGATACCTACTAGCTGTTTCTTGTGTAACTCCAGCATTCGAAACTTCTGAAACTGCGTCAACAATATCGGTGATATCTTCACCTATTGCAGTAGTTAATAAACCATCATCGTCTGTTGTAACAATACTATTCGTACTTTCACCAACAAGTGATGCAGATTTAGTCTGAGGAATACCACCAATAGTTCCAATCATAATAGGTTGTTGTTGATCAGTATCTAGGAATATAACAATAACCCAAGTACCTTGTACTAAACCTGTAGGTGACCAACCTAAACCAGAGATAGAGGCAGAATTAACAGGCATCATTGGATAAGCCCAAGGTAAATCCATTGTTGGTAATTGAATTTTATCTTCAATATGTAATCCTACTACTCTTACTTGACATCTTCCTAGTTTAAGAGGATCCAGTCTATTTTCTACACAACCCATATAAAACATAATTACCTCATCTATCTAAATTCATAATCAGTGATTCTTTCACCAATTCCATATTACATTCGTGTGAATCTCTACTAATTATATGATTAATTGCTGCAACTATGTAGTTACCAGAGAACATCTTATCTTCAACATCAGTGTCGTTATATTTTATAGGTTCAACTTTATATAAGTCTAATAACACTTTCATACCTGCTGTATAATCACAGCGACCTGGAACTAATATTTCCAATTTACTAGCATTAATTTGAGTCATTAACGATACACGTTTCTGAACAATTTTTGTATTAGTTACATCCCCAGTTCCTGCAAAATTTTCTGTATATTTTGGCATTGTCAATATAGTAGAATCGTATCTATATACTGCTTTTGTTGATGCTAATGGATTCTTATTTAAATGCTTATCCGAATCAAAGTCGTCCAACATATTAAATGATTTATCTTGAAATTGTTTAGTGGTAATATCGTAAGTGTATAGTCTAGAACCATACATTCCAGATCTAGTCCTATCTACATAATCAAAACCTACAGGAATCTTTATTTCTTTAATTCGTTTATATTCTTGTACTACATCTCTAGAACTACTTCCGTTTGCAGAAATATTTCTGGTAAAATTATCATATCTAAATTCTTGATAAACCTCTACTGTATATAAGGATTCAAGAGATATAAAATTGAAACCATTCCTATTTTCAAAAAACACATAGGTTGGTGATTTATTTTTATTGATAGCATTATCTGTTAGATAATTTAAGTTTTTAATAGGACTCCAGAAATTAGAAGTGAATGTTGTACCATTACTTGTTTCTTCTATTTGATAAGGTTTTGTTACCTGAAGACCTAATAATGGGTCTGTAACAAATATTTTGGCTATATCCGAACATTTACCTGTGAAAGTTTTACTTATCTTTTTGTTTATATCTATAATAGATTCTGTAGAAATAAAGTGTAGTTCATAAACAGTTGCTCTATCACCCACCATTTCTCTATTTGTCATTTTAGTGATAATAAATTTATTATCAAAATTTCCAACTTTCGACGACGGAGTAGTTACTTTTAAGGCAAGGTATTCTTCTCCAATAAACGGAAATAGATTAACAAGATCTAAAGAGTCTTTTAGAACTAAACTACCTGTGATAAATGGGGCGAAGATATCTTCAAAGATTTGAATACCAATAACCTGGTTTGTTATATCTTGACAAACACCTGTTGCTGTGGTTATCTTAACAGAATCTATACTTACGTCACCAGCTAATTGTACACCTGCAGTCATATCAACTCTTTATAATTTTTAAGAATCATATCAATCATCCCTTTTGGAATGATTTTAATTCTACGTTTAGACTCATTTACCATATCTTCATATTGAGTATTTGATACAGAAGTTGCACCAGAAGTATCCGAAGAAACTATAAAACCAGCAGCATCTATATAGTGGTGGATTGAATGAATATGTTCAATCCCATACTTATCAATTATGTATTTCTCTAATATGATTTGGGTAAGAGGAAAATCGTTTATGTAATCGTATCTATCATTAGATAACATCACTATCCAATGGTAATGAGGGTTACCATATATTTTTTCAGCAACATGTTCTGGAGTTTCACCATCAAGAAGATCATACTCGTCAAATACTGTTATATTAGACAATACATCTCTTCTAAATCTAATATTTCTTGTTATATCAGTCATGTGAATTGCAGTTGGTACTTTATTTACATCTATCTCATATAATATTTTTGGAAAGTTTTCAAAGTACATATCCTATAGCCCCTGTGATATTAAGTCTTTGTCTAATAAAGCAAGTTCTTTAAATTGTAATGTTATATCTGTTTGGGTAGACATACCATTTGCAAATGTGGTAAAATTACCATTTGGTGTATAGTTAATATCTAAACCAACTAATACGCAAGAGGTGTGTCTATGTAGATTTAAGTTCTCCTCCGAATCTTTATAATATACAATATCAAATTCTGAAGGATATAAATACAAAAAATTACTACTATCTTTTAATTCTGGATGCATATGAAACTTAAACATCTTAATAATGTTTTGGACGTTCCTAGCTTCATTTTCGTTTCTAGGGAAGAAAGAATAGTTAAATGAAAATGTTCTAAAATCTATTCCTTTAAATACTGCTTCTTTCCTTGGATTTGCCGCTACACCTGTAGCAGAGGAAAGTAAATCACCACCAGGACCTTTGGTTAATGCTAGGTTAGCCAAACCGGAACCACCTTTTTTTTCAAGGAAACCTGTTATTGAATCACCCACCATCATCATTTCAGCAGTATCAGTTTCACCCCAATTTGTATTATATCTAATACCTAAAGAATTTGGTATATGTAAAGCAATTACAGACTTAAGTCTTTTTTGAGGTCTAGAACCACTAGCCGCTGTGGTAGTAGCAGGTGGTGCGTTTAACACTACAGCGGCACCGACAGCCTCCCCTAAAATACCTGCCATTAAACCTACACCAACGCCTTTAACTGGATCACCTGTTAAAATACCACCTGCTATTGCTGCACCTATTCCAACCCCACCAGCAATCGAAGTTGCTATACCCAAAGCTGAATGATTCCCTGCAATAAGAGTACCCCTTAATCTAGGAATATCCATGTTAGTCAAATCAACAAAATTATCAGGATTTTTAGCAAATTTAGATGAATCAGCAATGTTGATATAGAAAATTACTTTATTACCACCATATATAGAAGACTGCAAATCTTCAGGATATATTAGATTATCAACTTTATATTTTTCTTGAAATTTGTTGGCAGAATAATTACCTTGTATCATTGATGGTTCAGTATTTGTTGCCATCTAAGTTAATCCTTTATAAATAGTAGTAGTATATTATTGTTATTTATTACTAGAAATTATGGCAGGATACCCTACACCTAAAAAATGGACACCCAAGCATATTGATAAGTATAGTGGTGATTATACAAAAATTATATGTAGATCTTCAT